TCGGAAGCGCGGGGTTGCCTATTATCGGTCATAATACCCTCACGAGTTTTTCTGCATGGCAGCAACCTGCCGTGCATATTGTTCCAATGATACACCAAGTTTCTTAGCAATTGCAACCTGACTTGGTGAAAGTTTTATCTGAGTCTTGCTCGGGGAGCCAGAAGCAGACCTACCGTTGGCCGGAGCAACCACGTTGGGCTTCCGCTGTTCCGTCTGGAACTTATGCGGGAACTCGGCCCGAACGCGGCGGTCAAGCTCGCGGTAGTAATCGTCAGATGACGGGTCGTAACCTTCCCGCTCAACCAGCGACTTATGAATGCTAAACGCAGTAAGGGTCATAGGTTCATCAGAACCGAACCACTTATTACGTTCAGCCCACGCCTCGGCCTTCGGGTCGGGGCGGGTATTCGGCTGCATCTGGGGCTGCTGAGGCTGCGGCTGCTGAACAGCACGCTCTTCCTGAGCTTTACGAGATGCCTCGAGCTGTGCGAACCGCTGCCGTTCAACGGCAAACTGGGCAAGCGCAGACTGGATTTCCACCTGCTTATTTGTATCGCCAGCTTCAATAGCCTCACGCATGGCGATCTTAAGTACAGCGTCCTGATGGTCAAGACGCGACTTGTATTCGGTCAGGTGCGAAGACTCAAGCTGCTGGGCCTTCTTGGATTCATTGTCAAGCTGGCTTTTCAGCGCCTGAGCATATTCCAAAGCGGCCTTTTCGCGCCTTTCGGCTTCACGCATCTTGCCTGTCAGCTTGGCAATGCGCTTCTTGACGCCTTCGCTATAGTCGGCTAGTTCGCTGTCTTCTTCGGACGACCCCGGCGCTTCAGCGGCGGATTTTTGTCCTTCAGATTCTGTGTCTTTGTTTCCTGCACCCTTTTGGGCATCGGCGGAAACAGAATTTTCAGAAGCGTCATCAACCACGACTTCAATTTCGTCAGCAGGGTTTTCATTCTTGATTTCCTTGTTGTCTTCAATCATCAGCGTGCTCCTTAGACATGCACGATATCGTTGGGATCAGAGATCCGGGCGAGGATTTCATCGTCATTAAGCAAACGAACTTCGCCACCTTCAATCTTGAAGCGGCTACCCGCATACCGACCGAAGATGACCCATTCGCCTGTCTTACACCAAGGCCCATTGGGGAACTTGGCAGTATCTTTGTAGCAATCTGGCCCCATCTTCAGGACGTAACCACAAACGGTAGCAACCTGCTCACGTTCGCGTACCTGATCGGGGATATACACACCCCCATCAGACCTTTTCTTACCCTGAAACGGCAAAATCAGCATCCGCCAACCCGTGGGGTTCGGCAGACGATCAAGAGACGATTCAGGGAGTTTGCTGGGGTCAAAAACGCGGTCTTCAGCCGCAACATACGCATCAGAAATAACGCCCTTTTCGGCGTTAAGCTGTTTTTCCCGAGCGGCTGCGATATGCTCGGGCAGATAAAGGCTAGTCATTCTCTACCACCTTGTCAAGCAGGGATTTAAGTTCCTGTTCAATGTAAGCGAGTTCGCCGAGTTTAGCCCGGAGTTCCCGAAAGGCAGAAAAGTCGGGGACGGCCCCGTTTGTGATGGTTTCTTCCACCGACTTCCTGCGATCACGAATCACTCTTAACAGTTTTTCGTAGATTGACAAGTCCATAGGTTTAACGTACCTTAAACTTGCCACCACCCATTGCATCACCCATGCCACGGGCTTCCATATAACCCTGTGAAGCCTTCTCGACCTTCACATCTTCGGTCTTAGCGTAGTCGACCATGTTGGCTCCGGCAACACCGTACACCATCATGCCCTTATCAACGCCCATTTCTGTCTTTTTAGCCATCACTGTCTCCGATTCGGCTGGTTAGAACGGTTCGCCTGACTCATCAACTGAATACTTGCCCGCATTTTGGCAATATCTTCAGCCGATTCAATCTTATCTTCGGCCAGATTGGCATTCTGGCGCATTTTTGCAGCGTCGAGCTGATTTTTCTGCTGATTTGCAGCTTCGCGAATGTCCAACTCGCGCGATTTGAGCGCCACAAGCGGATCTTCGTCACCGCCGCCCATTGCTTGTTCCTGCTCATTGAGCTGAAGCATGAACGTAGCGACCATTTCGGCCACTCGGGCCTGCAAATTCGGGTCTGCGGACGTGGGGTCTACGGGCTGTTCGTTGCTAGGCGGCTGCATGGGCGGCATACCGAGTTCTTGGCGAGCCATTTCTTCGCTTTTCAGAGCGATATGGTCGTAAATATGCTGCATTGCAACAGCGTAAACCGCCGTGCTGGCCTTGGCCATCTTGCTGTTACAGAAAGCAAGGTGTGCGGCCATGTGTGCGTCATGATTTTGGCCCGGAAAAGCCTTTGGAGGCTCGCCTGAACCCGCCGCAGCAAGGGTGAACTTTGCGTTTTCGTTTGCGGGATCAAGCGGCATGGGCTGTGCAGGCGGCGGCAACAGGTCATCGATGTTCGTAACACCGAGTGCCGAGTACATGCGGGAGTAAGCCTCATGCAGATTGTGCAGTTCGGGGGCCGATTGGGCCAGCTTGAGCTGCTCCTGAGCCAAAACCACGCGCTGAGCCATGCTGAAAATGTTCGGGTCGCTGACCGGAACGATGTCGATCGCAGGGCTAAAGTCGTCAGCCATGATTTCAGGGCCACCGCCATCCACTTCGTACGGATACTGGAGGGGTGTTTCCTGAGCAAACAGGTCAGCAAGCAGCTTGAGCTCGAGTTTCAGGGCTGCATGGAGGCGCTTATGCACCGCCGACATGACCTTGCTGCCGCGCTCAAGCAGGGCAACGGTCGTACCAACGGGTGTTTCCTTGTTACCGTCAGCAATACCGAGTTCCTGCGTGCCGATGAACTTTTCAGCCGCTGTAACCACAAAGCCGAGAAGCTGGAACAGGGTGCCGCTAGGTTCCTTGTAGGGCAGCGGCATCAGGCTTTCGCGCAGGTTACCACCGGGCACGTCAACGTCGCGCCATTCGCCGGGGTTAATGCTGTCCTGATCGTTAGCGATGCGCAGGCCACGGGCCTTGAAACCACCCGGCAGGTTGCTGAGTGTGCCCGCATCGATGAGCTGGCGCAGAACGCTGGTAGCAGACTTGGACAGATTACCAAGCAGATGGATAAGGCCGAACCCGTAGAACCCGAGGCCGGGTGTGAACTTGTAGTGGACAAAGTGCTCAAGGCGGCGCTTGCGCTGGTCAGACTCATTCCAGTTGCGGCGCACACCAAGGACTTCGTTGTTATCGGCACAGATGGTGACGATATAAGGCAGCTTGATACCTGTCGGCAGACTATCGGCGTTCAGATCCGGGTAGCTTTCCAGATCGAAGTAGCCGTGGCATTCGTAAAGGGTGTAGTCGCCTTCACCCTTGGAAATATCGAACGTGGCTTCCTTGCCCTCGAGTTCGTTATACTTTTCCTTCACCTGATTTGCGGTGATGGTCGGGTTGTTCGGCAGTTCAATATCGCGATAAAAGCCGCTGACCTGCAACTTACGCAGTTCATTTCCGCTGATGCGAATCACATGGGTGATGCGTTCTGCCGAGCGCAGGCTGGTGGCCGTGTAGGGCACAAGCAGGTCTTCAGCCGGGATGAACTTGCTAACAGGGCGACCAAGCTGATCGTCGCGGTAAATCTTCTTAAAGGCGCTGCCCGACAGACCACAGAAGTAGAGCATCTGATCGTACTCGGGCTCATATTCTTCCATGACATACATGATATTGTAGTTCATGAAGTCTTTAATGCGCTGAGCCCGCTTTTCAAGCTCGGGGGTAGACTTACCAATTACCTTGGTGCTGACAGGGCCATTTGGAGGAATAAGTTCCTTGTAGGCACCCGCCTGAAACTGGCTAACCGATTCGTTCAGCACCGGATGGCTCACACCCGTAGCGCCTTCAAACGGCTCGGTGCGGTTTTCAGGCTTGATGCCCAACAGGTCAAGACCCTTGGTATAGGTGTCTTCCCAGTCCTGACGGCTGGACTTATCCGCTTCGGCCGAGGTGGCCACGTAAGTAGCGATTTCAGAAAGTTCGGCTTCGGTCAGCGAATCGGCAAGGTTGGCGTAGAAACCTGTGTCGGCACCAACAGGGGCTTCCGGCCCCAGATTAATCGTAGCCCCACCATCGGCGTCAAGATTATCATCATCCGACCCGACCAGCTGAATATCCAGTTCAGCAATGTCGTCATTGGCGTTTACCTGAGCAGCCTGTTCAGGCGTCAGGTTGGTGATGTCATACTGGATCGGGGCTTCGACAAGCGCCTTGTCCACATTGTTCTGCGCCATAGGGCAACTCCTGAATTATTCGCATCAAAATACCACGGCCTATTCTAATAATAAACCCTTTGACGCGGCGCTCGGTCGGCTGTATCTTCCCAGTCTTCGGGGTGGCGGATAAAGCCACCTTCGCGGAATCGCCGCAAAGCCTGAGTCACGGTATCCACGTAGTCGTCGTTTTCCCCGGCAGGGAAAGCGGCGCATTCTTCGATCACTTCTTCAGCGAACTTTTTATCCGGAGCCCAAACCATACCGCTTTCAAAAATCGGCGCAATGGAGTTCACGCGCACGAACTTATCATTACCCCGGCTCGGGCTGTAATTTGTAACCGGAATACCCATGCTGCGAAGTTCTTGCGTGAGCGGCATACCACTGGCCTTGGCTTCCACGATCACACAATCGGGCTCCCAGTATTTGTACTCTTCCAGCGCGGTACGCCGCAGATCGGGGAAGTCCCACCGACCCTTCTGCGCATCTATTAGTATGATATTAGGCGGGCCATCCTCTACAGGATAGAATACGCCCCATGTGGTGATGGCGGAAAAGTCGGCATTGGTCTGCTTGCTGAACGCCGTATCGTACGACTGCATGATGTAATGCAGCTTGGGCAGTTCATCCTTTTCCCACTTTTGCCACCAGTCGCGCTTGAGGATAGCGGAAGTTTCGCTGGTGGGGTTCTGCTGCCATTGGGCTTCCCACTTGCCAACGCTCAGCGAGCCTTTGACGGCAAGCAGGTCTTCCTTTTTCCAGAACTCGGGCCAGAGCGGGTCGCCCGAAGGCATTAGGGCTGGAAACTCAACGACTTCCCACTTGTCGGCAAGCAAGTCTTTGCTCTGCTGCTTGAGCACCTTACCCGTCAAATCGTTCTCGGCCCAACGGGTCATAACGATCACGATGGCCCCACCCGGCTGCAGACGCTGACGCGGGCCGGAGGTGTACCATTCGTAAGCGTGTTCGAGCGCGGTCGGGCTAAGGGCATCCTGTTCTGAATGAGGATCGTCGATGATCAAGAGGTCCGCACCACGCCCGGTCACCGCACCGCCCACACCCGCCGCGAAGTATTCGCCACCTTGTTCCGTACCCCAACGGCCAGCGGCCTTATCGTCTTCACGCAGCTTTGTGGTGGGGAAGATTTTGCGGTATTCTTCGCCATCCATCAGGTTACGCACCTTACGACCGAACCGATAAGCAAGTTCGGCCGTATGCGTTGTCTGCATGATTTTCAGGTTGGGTCTGCGGCCAATCAGCCACGCAGGTAGCAAGTAGCTAGCAAATTCGGATTTCGTATGGCGCGGCGGCATGTTCACGATGAGACGCTTGATTTCGCCCCGAGCGAGTTTTTCAAACTTCTCGGCCATGATCTTGTGGTGCCGACCGCCGATAAACTCCGGCCAAACGCCCTTCACAAAATCCATAAAGTTGTCTTGGGCTTTCTGCGCCTGTTCAAGCTCCTTCGCCCGCTCCATTAAGCGGGCGAGGTGCCTGAGTTTATCTTCCGGTACTTGAACGGCGATAGACATTATTTCTTTTTGGACATGCCTGCTTCACTTAGTGCGATAGCAATAGCCTGCTTGCGTGATTTAGCCAAGGGGGCCTTTTTCGGGCCTTTGGGGTTAACGCCAGCGTGCAGCTTGCCTGCCTTGTACTCACGCATAACCTTGGCCACTTTGCTCTGGGCCTTTGTTTTCTTTTTCATCATATACTCCGTGTGAATGTCATTTGTCAGTGTCGTATAGCCAATACTTCGCGATATCTACAATACCGCCCTTGGCCATTCGTGGCATAAGCTCTTCCAAGATACGCTTGCGCACTTCGGGTGTGAGCTTGATTACATAAGCCTTAACTGGTTCAAGACCAGCCTTGGTATAATCCACCCCGGCACCTTTTAGCGCCTTGGGCAGCATCATCGCTGCGTGCAGATCTCTTTCGGCTACGACGATATCCTCGAAGAGCATGTCCTCTTCTTGATCAAGTTCTTCCGGGGACATGGTTTTAGCGTTTTCGGAAGAACGCAGTTTGTCCAGCCTATTCTTGAGCTTGTTGTATTCTTCGCGCTTGCCACGAATATTACTGTCTATCCAGTCTGCCCGCTTACTAGGATCAATACCTTCAAGGGTGGATGCGCTTTGATCTATTTTTTCATAGATATCTTCAGCGTAATCAGTATCTGCTCCCAATTCATCGAACAGCGCAGTTAATTCTTCTGTGTTGTTATCATCGCCAAGATATTCAGTTAACCTGCCAGAAAAGTCGGGGCGTCCGGCCTTTTCAATTTCGACCAGCTCGCCTTTTTTGCCTCCCATCCGGGTTACCCAGTTTTCAAACTCGGCAGGCAGTTCTTTACGGTAAAAAGTGTCCAGCTTTTGGATGGCTTTTTCGTCAGCGCCGCGCCACCGCTTTGTAATCACTTCTGGGGGCGCGAGCAGGATTTCGTCCACGCCATCTTCGGCAGCTTTTGCCAGAGAAGTTTTTACGCCGAGCGTAACCCATTTGTCATCCATGGTGTACGGATCGGTATCGAACTTGCGGTTTTCTAAATTGGTTAGGGCGGTAGCGCGTTCTTGGGGGTCGGTCAGCCGGGGCAAGTAAGACCGTGCTCTTTCCTTAACCTCAAGAAAGCGCCTGTAATCCGTAGCTTTGTCGGACTGGAATTCTTCGATGCGGCGACGCTTAATATCTGGGCCACCTTCGGGGCTAGGGATATTCTCATCTTTACGCAAGACATGAAGGGCGAGGTCAACATTTTGGTTTTCGCCTGTAAAATGTCTGGCTCGGTAACGGGGGTTTTCATCGGCTAGCCGATCAAGGTACCTACCGTACTCCACTTGCAGCATGGCATCCGTAGAAGGGCTACCGCCGTTTTCAACTTCGTCGAGATATTGTACGAGGCGCTCGTCCAGTTCTTGTCCTGGATTGTTGCGCATGAAGTTGTTGCGATAGTCCTGTCCCATCAGCTTACGGAATTCTTCAAAGGTGGGGGCGTTTGAAGGGTTTTTAGGCCGTACGCGGATCAAGTCCTGTTGGAAGTTTTCGCCACCGGGCATGGTGTATTGCTGGTATTCCCAACCATCGCCTGTGCCGATTTCAATTCTCGGCTGGCCTGCACGGAGCTTTTCAATAACCTCTTCGCGGCTAACCACCTCTTCGCCGCCGAAGTTCAAGCCAGCGTAATCCAACTCTTCCTTCTTGACCCCATTCTTTGATTTGAGCAGATACGCTCGTATGTCTTTCCACTTAGCCTTGGCCTTGGGGAACTCCATCATGACCTTTTCGGCCTGAGAGTACATCTTGTCCGGGCCGATCGTTTGCAGTTCCTGACGCAGCGGCTTATTCGGATCCGGGGGAGTATTGAGGCGCAGCGAGGCTATGCCTTCTTCGGTAGCACCAGCCGCTTCGTCCGCCAACTTACCGCTGAATATCCGTGGTCCAAAGGCCATCGCCAATTTGGTACCAGCAGCGCCGAGAGCGGTACCGACCAGTTTACCACCGGGTATTGTTCCAAGGGCTTCCAACGCAGCCTGACCGTAATCTCCACGCTCAAAGGCTTTCTTTGTATTAGCTTCAGCAACGCCGGGGATCATTTCAAACAGCATCTGCCCGCCAGACGCGAGGTTATCCAACCGGGGGCTGTTCTTGAACGCACCGTTTTCAAAAGCACGCCGCAAGATGTCCGCAACATTTTCTCCGGGAGTGCGGTTCAGGTAGAAATCTTTAGGCAGGTTTTCAATAACCGCGCCGTTCGGATCAATCGCTACTTTGTAAGGGGGTTTGTCTCTAAACGAGGTGTCTGAAGTCCGGCCCAGATATTCCATTTCAGGTGACCAGCTTTCCCCTTCTTCCGGGAGAGCATCCATAACCCCACCGGGGGGAGTCACTGCACGATATGCGCGGAAATCATCGACCATGGATCACCATCAGATATTCAAAGGGGGCTGCACCGTGAACAAAGCGCATTGGGCATGGAACCCTTTGATCAGACCTTTTGATTTAAGTTCTGTAGTCAGTTCTACAACCTTTTGGTCTGACGGGCAAGAAGGCACGATTCGCGTGGCGATCTGCAACTCACCAGACGGCATAATGAACACGAGCACAAAAACAAATACCGTCATGGGAATGTCCATGGTCAATGGGAAAAGCGATATCGACCACCGTACAGGGATTCCGGAAAAAGTGAAACTATTTCAGAATTTTTTCGAAATATCCGGGGGGCCGGGGAGGTAAGACCCTATTCCGTTGATAGGGGGCTCGGCGAACAGTCGAGTAGTAGTAATAATTCGGATAAAATCGTGTTCTAGCCGCCAAGCAAAAGTACCCTTCTTATTAGAAGGGGGGGCTCGTCGGCCCATATCGGGTCGAACGCATCCTCCGCCCAAATTGGGCACGCGCGGGTCTGGGCAGCAAAAAGCTGCACCCGTTGCCGGGTGCAGCCATCGGTTGCTTGCTGTTACTTGGTTGCAGCGGGCGCGGGCAGCACAACCAGTTCCGCGTAGGGCGTGCCCCACACTTTGCTGCTCGGGCTGAACCCGCCGTTGAGCAGCGCGCACACGTCCAGGTATCCGTTAATGCCGAACGCGCCACCGAACGTTGCTTTGCAATGCGCCGTTGCACCAGCGAGGTTGACAGGCGCACCCGGCTTGGCGTCCTTGCTGAAACCCCAAAGATGGGCGGCAAGGATGCGGGCGCGTGCGCTGTTAGTGCCGCGCAGGAACGGCAGCGCAGAACCCGGCTCGCCTGCGCTGGTGAGCGGGCGGATACCAGCCAAGCTAGGGTTACCGCCGCAATGGGCGTTGAGCCATGCTTGAACTTGCGTGCCGTTGACCGGGTGCTTGAGAACAATGGCAGCGGGCGCGGCGGGCGCGGCAGCGGGGACGGCGGTGACGGACGTTGCGAGCGTGACGCCGTTAGAAGCCTTCTTGGTTGCAGTAGACATTGTAGAACTCCTTGGTTGCAATGCGGTCAGGCCCAACGCCCAACCAACACGAACACTATGCCCTAGTGCGTTGCTAGGTGCAACGCCATTAGTGCCCATTGCGGGCGAAGACAGACTGCCCAAAGTGAGCAGAAGAGGATGACCCAGATTGGGCAGTGACGATCGTTGATGATCTATGCCCCACGCCTCAGGCGTGGGGCCGTCCTGCGAGGGTCTTGGCGCGAGGGTCTGTGGGCTTCTCGCGTGGGTCTCAAGGCGAGGGTCTTGTCGTCGCGGATCATCAAAGAGATGCGCGGGCAAAAGAAATCCCCCGCCGGAGCGGGGGACAGTGGACCTCACTTGGTCGGGAGAACTACAAGCTCGGCGTAGGCGATCCCCCACGTTTTGCTGGAGGGCGAGAACCCGCCATTGAGCAGGGCGCACAGATCGGTGTAGCCGTTGAGTCCGTAGGCGGCACCGAACCGAGCCTTGCAATGGGCCGTCGCGCC